TTCCAATCTAGCCACGTCAGCATACTTTTCACCTTCGCTGTGGATTCGCACCACATCCTCCAGGCTGGACGCCAGGCGTGCATCTATTACACTTGCTTAAACGGTTACTCAGAGTAGTCTCGATGGGATTCGAACCCACACGCCCTTTCGGGCAACAGTTTTTGAAACTGCCGCGTCTGCCATTCCGCCACGAGACCATAGAGCGGGTGGTGGGATTCGAACCCACGTGTCTACGCTGGCAACGTAGTGCCTTGCCTCTCGGCCACACCCGCATCACAAATCAAACATCATCCGGTGGAAACCACGGCTTGCCCAATGCAACTGCATTGTCACGTGATGCACGCATTCCTGCAAGCTTTCGCATCGCCGGATCTTCCATCGCCTTCGAGTGTGCATCTGCGTCTCTCTTGCGAGAAGACGCGAAGTACTTGTTCTCAAGGCCACGGTGATTCCACATCTCTGAATCGCTCCAGATTTTGAGCATCTGTGCTCGAACTTCTTCATCAGAAGCACTCGAGTCTTCGATGTCATATGACATCTCGTCTTCATTATCATGACCAAGCGCACTCTTAGCACGATCGGTAAGCTGCTGAAGTTCAGGTTCGCTCATATTAGCAAGAGCTGCTTCGAAGTCAGGCTGCGAAGGTTGCTTCCATGAACCTGGATGAGGCATGCCTTCATCGTTCTTCGTGTCAAAGTGACTGATCCAAGGCCATCGTGAGTGTGGCTCACCAGCTTCGCGGATCAACTTCCTCAAACTGGAGAGCTTGATTTTCATGACAACAAATATGGCTCGTCAGCCCGTAGATTTCAATCATTCAACTACTGTCTGGCCGGACTCGAACCAGCACGCCCTTGCGGGCACCTGCTTTTATGGCAGGCGTGTATACTTTTCACCACAGACTCAACGTTTACTAGATTGGAGCGGGCGGCGGGAATCGAACCCGCGTGTTCTGGGTGGAAGCCAGATGCCTAATGCCGTTCGGCCACGCCTGCAATTTGATGTTCACCTTCGTCCTCAGGATTCGAACCTGAGCACAACCCAGTTGTTAGCCGGGGACTCTGCCACTGAGTTAGACCTCAAGGGTTACTAATCAGAGCTGACGGCGGGAATCGAACCCGCGTGATCCTTCTTACCAAGAAGGGACATGGCCACTATGCTACGTCAGCGTTCACTTTCACCTACAGGGAGTCGAACCCTCATGCCCTTACGGGCGCCAGCTTTCGAGGCCGGTGCGTATGCCAATTCCGCCACCACTGCAGTGAAGATTGCTCTTAGCCTGCGACTGTGGGATTGTTTCGGTTACTAGTGGAGTCGCGAGTTGGACTTGCACCAACGAATGCCCGTGTTGCAGACGGGTCCCTTAGCTACTTGGGTATCGCGACGAGAATTGTGTGATTCTTTGTTGAAGTTCTTCAACAGTGATTGTTGATTTTGTATTCTTACGTTGATTCAAGCGGTGAAGAACTAGCGCGCAATTTGCTGGGTGCGCGATAAGTTCCGGATCAATTCCGCGTTTGAATGCTTCTGCGATCGAAAGCATATGATCGCGAGAAACACCGTTCAAATTATTACCACGGTTCGATGCGCGGTACCAACCGTGTTCAGCAATCAACGACAGATCAAAATTGTCAGGATAATCGTAAACGTTAAATTTGAACTGACAAGCACATTTGAAATTTTCACGTTCAGTTCGTTTATCTTTATGAAAGAGCTTGTAGCACTCATTGGTGCAAAATTTTCTTGGTGTTTTTGTTTTCTGCGTTTTGAAGATGACACTGCAATGATTGCATGTTTGTTCTTGACCGCCTGTACCTTTTTTGTGCGACGGACGACCTAACAACGATTGACGTGTCTTCTCACGTGAAATTTCACTGTGTTTTCGAAGATGACTTGCACACTTTTGAGTACAATGCTTTCGTCGTTTAGGAGATGCAAACTCACGTTCAGTGAGAAGCAATTCAAATTTCATGTCACAAGGACATGTAAATTCGTACACTCGACGTTCAGCTTGACGCACCCTAGAATTTTAATCTGAAGCATCAGAGTGTTCAGATTTTGATGGAATCGTCTTCGATGTTCAGTCGATCTTTCATCGGATCTTCCAAGTCTCGATCTTCAGCATCGTCTCGAGAGTTCGGTCCCCGTGGAAGCCTCATCTTGTCAACGACCGCCTCACGAATGATTCGTCGTAGGTCTGAGACCTTAATCCTCATCTTCACGAGAGTAAGTATTCGTCCCCACGGTCGGGATCGAACCGACGCCTCCTGGGCTTCAACCGGGCGCTCTACCTCTGAGCTACAAGGGGATGGTGGCGACAGTCGGAATCGAACCGACGTCTCCTGGGTTTCAAGCAGGTGCTAATGCCTTCTCAGCTATGCCGCCATCTGGGTGACCGACGGGAATCGAACCCGCACTGACTGGGACACAACCAGCCACTCTACCGTTGAGCTACGGTCACAGAGCTGACGAAGGGAATCGAACCCTCTCAGGCCTGCTTACGATGCAGGTACCCACCATTGGGTGACGTCAGCGAGAAAACATACGCATTCACAACTTCTTCAATCAAGTGACGATGTTTTGAGTGCCAGTACTGGTGATGTGTAGGACACAATGGCACGAAATTTTCGGGTCGATTATCATCGTGTTTTCCGTTGTGATGATGCGCTTCGACCATCAACTTCTCACCACAAACAACGCACTCACGCTTGTGATGTCGCCAACACACAGTCTGATACGACGCTAGCGTGTCATCTTTGTAATTTCCGTTTGCAATACCTGAGCGAAAGTAAGTGTTCGAACATCGTCTCGAGCACGTTGTCTTTTCACCCTTTTGACCTTCGTTAGTCTCGAATTTACTCCCACACACTGGGCATATTTTCATTATGGAACTGTACTTTCGATTCTTCTTTTTAGGATCGAAGTGTTCGATATCAATCTGATGTTGACCGCAGATTGTTTCACGAATCCTTTGTGCAGTTCCTCCGCTCGCTGTAGGAAATCCAAGTTCAATCATGACTTGTGACCAGCAATGCGACCGTGATATTGCTTTTCGTACGTCTTGTTCAGTTAGTAACGCAACACGTTCTAGCACTGTTCGTTTCATAAGAAACAATACACCACACGCGTGGATTTGTCGGTGTGAGAGGATTCGAACCTCCGAAACCTCTGCGTCCCGAACGCAGCGCTCTAACCAAACTGAGCTACACACCGGTCAGAGAGGCGGGACTCGAACCCGCGGCTTCTTGGATCCCGTCCAAGCTGTCTGCCACTGACTTACTCCCTGTTTACTGTACAACCGCTTTCGGAAACCTCTTCTTGGCGTAATCGTACCACTTCCAACGCACTGTCATCAGAACGTTGCGCATTTCAACTGCATCACTGCCGAAGCGCGTCGTCTGCCTCATCAATCTTTCGATGAATTCATCCAGTGCCTGGACGAACGGTGTCCGGGTTCGCTTAGCCTTGTGATACAGGCCTGCGACGAATGCTTCGACCTCTGCCTCAGACAGGAAGTAGTCGCCCAACGTCTTCGGATTGCTCCACACCTGACGAGGGACGCCCGACATCATTTCTCCGCCAGCGCGCATTCCACCGACGAGTTTTTCAGACGTTTGCGTTGAGTGTTCAAGCTCGTGCCTGATGACCTCGTAGCAATCTGACTGGATTTTTGAGAGGTGCTGCGGCTTGACGACGCCTGTCGTCGACACCACTTGTACCTGAATGATGAGTTGATCGTGAAAGGGCGCCCATGCCGCTGACATGACAACATCGTCCTTCGACGCGGGCCTCGGGATCACTTCAATCGCTAACTTCAGGCTGATTTCCATCGGTCCGAACGGGCTAGGCCCTTGGCCTTTCATCATCTGAGCGCGGTGCAGTCGACCTGCAGGGGTTCCGAACTCGTCTTTTCTCTTCAAGAAGCCTGGCCACTGTACCTTCATGTTGAGGATCAGCGAACGTTTCTTGTTGATGTCGTCCATCTTCTTCTTGGTCGCATTGACGACCTTCTGCGTCAACCGACGTGCGAAGGTGTCTACCTTCGACTCGGTGAGTAGAGAAAGGATCACGCGCTCGTACACAGATGACATGCTCAATAACTATGCTCTTCACAGTCTCCGCCTCGGTTGGCGTCAGCCACGTGGCCGCACAAGTCGCTTCATCCCGTATTCGGTTAGAGTGGCGACAAACCCAAGGAACGCTATTGAAACTGTTACATCGTCGGCGTGGTGGGACTCGAACCCACGTTCTTTGCAGTGTGAAAGCAACGATCTTGCCGCTGATCTACACTCCGGTCGGAATGGGGAGACTCGAACTCCCGATAAACGTGCACCCAAAGCACGCGCCATTGCCGCTAGGCGACATTCCGGTTGGCTACTTCTCTCTGTCGGGGGTCTCTCCCGACTTGCCGCTTTCAACCCCTATGGGGACGCGGCAATCGAAACGGCAGTACGCCTGAGGTGGACGTAAGGCCGCCGACGCATCCGCGCCGTTCGACTGTCCTACCTGTTAGCATACTCGACATCATTTTACTGATCGTTTCGTTTTGCAGTGCGTCTTCCGACGCTTCTGCGGTGATCCCAACGGGACTCGAACCCGTGTGACTGACTTGAGAAGCCAGCATCCTTGCCGCTAGACGATGGGACCGCTAGTCAGAGTAACATATACTCAACGTAGCACCTGTTTCACTCTTATTTCAACTTTTTGAAATTCTTTCAATCGTCGAGGTCTTCGAGAACTCCGCCCCAAGACAGGTACGTTGCCTCCACATCCACACCCAGGCGCCTGAGCCTCGCTTTGTTGGACCGAATCATCTGACGAGCCCAACGTTTGATGAATGGACCCGTGTGCGTTGAGCTACGTGGCGTCGAGGCCGCGAGCTCGTGCTTGCCCACTGTCGCTCGAAGCGTCCATTCCGCGCTGAAGAACAACGCTTCACACTTGTCTTCGATGACGAGGTGCGCAGAACCAGGCGTTGGCAGCGTTTCGGGCGCAGGTTCTTCGTCGTCTAACGACAGCCCAAACTCCAGGCCTCCGAATATTCCTCCGTTTGACATCATCGCCTCGATTCTACTTAGGCGGCTCAGTTGACCTCGGCGTGACGACGCCAGCCTTTTCCTTCGTCAGAATCCCAGACACGACTGTAACTCACGCCACCCGGAGCATCCGGCCACTCAAGCGTGATGCCCCATCGGCTTTCGTGTTCGACATAGACGCTGTCGACGACGATCGCTTTCGCGTATGGTTGGAGGTTGTCACCGACGACGACACGAGTTCCGTTCTTAATAGGCGAGTCCATGCTCGGATAATAACCACCGCTCGCGCGGTCTACATTATCCTACAACCCTGAGGAAGGCACTCTCAGCCCACCCACCGCCATTCGACCCCCACAGGTAGACCGATGACCCGTCAGAACGACCCAATGCAATGATGAGTGCGACGCCACCGGGCATCAACCGACCGATGACTCGAGACTTGATGCTAGATCGCGGGTTTGATTCTGAACACAGATCAATCGGCACGGTGCACCAACTGATTGGTGCGACCAACTGACCCGGCTTGAAGCTCCCACTCATCTCTTCTTTAGGTATCGTCATCCTCGCAGCTACCACGCAAGCTGCCAAGCATCCATTCCTCGACAGGAAGGTGCTGCAGCCATCGCTCGAGCGTTGGGATGAATCCGAGATCTTCAACGACGTGGTCCTCGCCGATGTCACGTACAGAGACCTTACGTCCGTCGCTGTTCGTGATCGTCACTCCGAACTGCTGTTCGAGAAGGAAGATACCGAACGATGAGTGGAGGATCGCCCTGTGACGCATGTCTGGAAGCGCCGACTTCGTCTGGTCGAACCAGTTATGGAGCTTCAGATAGTCCTCAGGAACACCGCCCCACTTGTTGGCAGAGTTCTTTGCGTGGACGTACGGTTTCACACTTCAGCCGACGGAGGCTCTTCGGGAGGCGGCGGAGGAGCGGAAGGCCCGTTCTTCTCCTGTTCACGAATGGCTGCTTCGACGCGACGAAGGTACCGAAGCGACACGTACGATTCCACGCCTTCGACCAGCATGCGTAGGCACGCCCAGACGACCGCGGTGATCACGAAGATCGCAACAGCCTGTTCGTGTCGACCGGTGCAGTTGCCAAGCATTCCGAAGAGAATGAGCAGACCGAACCCGATGCGCCAGTAGAGGCCGCTGATGTAGACGAGACGCTGACGTGCCACGTGTTGTGCCTGCAATTCCATCTGCTCTTTTTCGTTCATCGCCAAGCTCCAGACATCGGTCGTTCTTTGCTAAGAGAAATCTGAATCTCATTCGAGGGGAAATTGAGCGTGCATCCCTGGCCGAGGACCCAGCCACGCTTGATGCGGCTCGGACCTGGCGCCGGTGCGCATCCATCGGTCATGATCAGCATGCCGTCCCAACGACCGCGGTTCTTCGGGTCGTTTGCGAGCCTCGTGGGAGCGTCGAAGTTCGTGCCACCCATCTTCACTCGATTGAGCTTGGGCCGTCGACCTTTCTTCCACTCGTAGAGGTCTTTCATGTCACACGAGCAGTCGAAGTGAAGCAGCGTGACGTCGACCTTCTTCGTCAGAGACTCGAGCTCTGCGAAGAACATCTCGAGCATTTCGTCGCCGACTGATCCCGACTCGTCGATCGCGATGAGGAGCTTGGCGACGTAGCCACGCTTCGTGCCCGGGTGAATGTAAGGATAGCGCTTGTTGATGCGCTTGATCGTCGTGGTTCGCTGGCCGCGGACGAGCATTCCGACGAACTGGCGAAGGACTGCACGCCAGTTGACGATCTGTGAGACCGACCGGCGAATCTCTTCGCGGATGTCAGACGGAATGTTGCCCCACCCATCGCTCTGCGAATCGGCATGGCGCACTGCACGCTCGATGACCGCCTTGATGCGACCCTCGATGTACTCCTGCATCTCCTCCGGGACTTCGTCCCAGCCGTCGTGACTGTCCATGGGACCGAGGACGAGTTCCATGTCGCCCCCGCCGCCGTTCTTGTCAGCGGCTTCCATCAGCTTGTGGAAGTACCACTCGGACGACTTCAGAGGAGGGAACTTCTCGATGAGGTCGGAGAACTTCTCCACCGCGAGCTTGCGCTCCGGCGTCATTTTCTCGATGTCGTCAGGCGAGACGTACGGACGTTGGCCTGGAACGAGTGCGATCTTGGGGAGCGGTCGAGCAGTCTGTCCGGGCTCGATGTCTCGAGGCCGACCGGCGTTCTTGTAGATGAGCGAGTTGATCGCGAGGTCGGTGCCCACGTTCCACTTGTCACCAGGATCACGGCGACGTACGTTGAGGTGACCGAAGACGAGGTGGTCGAATTCGTGCGTGAGACAGCCACGAATCTCCCAGTTGGTCAGAGGATCGCAGGTGTACCATTCGCCCTTCTTGTCCTGGTACTTGCCACCCGACATGAAGATCGGATTGACCCACAGGACGAGCTCGTCGGCTCGCGGATCGAAGGACACCGCCAGAGTCGGGATGTCCATCGTGAATCGCTTCTGAAGGTGACGCGAGATCTCGGCGTAGAACGGCACATCCTGAAGAAACGGAATCAGGTGACGCGACAGGTTCCAGTCAGACTCGATGGTCTTCCACATGCCTCTATCCTAACTTTAAGGAACGTTCTTTTTCACCGTCACCGGAGCAGCTGCTCGCACATAGAGTGCGTACCCGGCGTACCAACCGATGGGTCCACCGAAGATGCACAGCGCTATCACTACCAGCGGAAGTCCCATTTCAACCCTTCGCGGCGAGCACACACCCACCGATGATTCCAGCGACGGCGAAGCCCACGAACACCTTCGGCGTGAACAGGGGTTCGTACGCCAAAGTCGCAAGGCACCAAGCCAGCGCCCCCGCCGTGAAACCAACCCACGAACCGACCATGAATTTGAAGCCCTTCGGAAAGAGCATGAAGAACCCTAGACAGACCAGAAATGGCAGGAGTAGGTGCATGATACAATCCTACCCTGACCCGGTCGGGCTTTGCACTGTCAGTCGTTTAGTGCCTCTTCCATCGCGAACCGCGACTCTTTGCGCTTTGCTCGACGCATGAGCGACTTCTTGATGGAAGATGCTCGTCGTGCATCGTTTCTTGTCCGGGCACTGGCACGGTTTTGATCGCGGTATGCCGGGTCGTCTCGGGTAATTCTCGATACCATCTCTGCGATTCGCGTCCGGGTCGGGCCTGCGCAGCCCGGACACGTGCAGCTGAAACCGCCCTTGCAGTTGTAGTTGAAGTGTCGCCCGGCAATTTTGTGAATCATGTCCATGGTATGTCTCGAATGGCTGAAATGCTGCCCACGGTTTGACCCAGGTGGGCACTGCGTGTCTTTGAGGAGGTAACATATACCTCGCCCGCGCAATTGTTTCACGTCACTTGTCCGCGGACACAGGCGTCTTTCCCTGCGTCTCGAGTGCTGTGTCGAATTCCTGAAGACGATCGTACAAAGCACTCTTTCCCTTGTCGCCTGCGCCTGTCTCGCCCTTCATGTAGTGAGCAGCCGGAGCGTCCCATGCCGACATGACAGAGTTCAGAATGTCAGTCCGTTTCTTGGCGTCATCGTTCGGTGCCGTGAAGCCGAGACCCGCCATAAAATTGACCTGGTCGGGCGAGAGCTTGTCGACCACGGGTTTCAGGACGTCCTTTGCTTTCGTGTATCCGTCGCCGTATGCCTTGCCCGCTGCAGTGCTAACAGGTGCACGTTTCTTCACCTTCGAAGCCTTGACTTGAGGTTGAGGCGATGGTGGAATCAATACACTTGCGACGGCGTTCGTTGCCGAAGCGAACAACGCCGAATTCGTAGCTTGATCGATCGCAACGAGCAAATTTACAAGAGGACCGTATTGCGATGTGAACGGTCCAAGAAATGCGACAATTGTTTCGCTAGAGTTTTTCTTGTTAGCTTGAGAGAATTGCGACGACATGAGGGCGATCTTACTTCGACGAAGTGTCCTTTGGCTTACTGAACACGGCTGAAAGGTACGTTCCTGCAAACGCGCCCAGCGCACAAGGCACCATCATCTTGTGATCTTCGACATATGCAATCGTCACCACACACCCAAGGAGGTAGATCGACATCGAGTATGATGCTGACTTCAAAGCGTCGGCGGCCGCTGTGTGCTTGATGTACTGCGCCCACATGAAGTCAAGGAACGCCACAAGCAAGAAGACGCCGACGTATTTGAAGATCGAGAGCATGTGTTACTTATGCAATGCGTCGACCAGATGCTTCTTGAAGATCTTTGACGTCAATGCTCCGATAGCCCTGCGCGCTTCCTTCGAATCGACGATCTCACCCGCGCCTTCACGCATGATGTCATCAATCATTGCGTTCATGACCTTGAGAGTGTCAGGCATTCCGACAGGCCCAAGCTTGTCGAGAACGTGTTCGAGTCTCGTGACAGTAACCCATTCGAGTGCGATGGCATCAGCCTCTACCAAGACGGGCAGCTTATCAGGATTTCCGATGTCTCGTTGTGTCTTGGTCTCGCGCTCTTCTGGTCGCTTGTGCTTCGAGATGATACGGTGCCCGCCGTTGTCTCGAAACTCACGTGTTGGGCGCAAGACAACGCCTTCACGTGGCTGGTCACCCACGATGCCATTGCGACGCGCCTGTTCAGAAGGCGCATCGCGTTGAGAATCGAGCCAGACGATGTCAGTTGGTCCGAGAGCGTAGTGAACGAACTCGAGACCGAGCTTCGTGCAGACCTGGTGTGCATTGGGAACGTCGAGCCAGTAGTCTCCGACCTTGACGTCGAACGCCACGAACTTGAGATCCTTGCCGTATCTGTACGACTGACCCTGTTGCTTTCCACCATATGCCTCACCGAAGACGGTGACCTCGGGATGACCGATGCCGACCATCGCTTCGAGGAGTACCTTCGTGTCAAAGAGTTTCACGAAATTGTCGTGCTTTTCGCCACCTGAAAACATGCTCAGGATTCCGTCCTTCAACGAAACGTGCGCGGACGTTCCGTGGATCTTCTCGAGTGCGTACACTTCCTTGAAGATGAGCACGTCTTGGTTCTTGTACAGATTGTCGATGTGCAAGTAGCCCATATCGTTCCTCTTTGTTTCAGTAATACCCTGTCGTCATGTTTCGCATGCGCATCTTCGGGCGTTTGTAGTACCAAGCCAAGAATTTGATGAGTTGCTTGTCGCTCATCTCATCGAGACCTTTTACGTTCATGAACTTCGCAAGGCGCCTGAGGTCTTCAGGCTTTGCTTTTCTCAAATCTTGCTTGTCGATCATCGATATCGGTCGACCTCGGTCTGGTTTTTCCTGTCACGTGCGAGCTTCGCAATGTAGGAAGGAATGCCGTCAGTTGGGATTTTGACACGTTGTGCGCACACAGGACATGCACAGACGAACTTTTCGGGCCATGACTCACGCATGTCTCCGCCGCCCGGTTCATGAATCAAATCGTCTGACTCAGCTTCGAGTTTCGACTCACAAGAAGGACACGTAAAAACGTATTTGAACGTCTTCCGCCAATCCTTCTGCTCAATGATCTTCACTTCAATTCCTTCAGGTACGCCTCGACTGCTTTCTTGACGGACTCAGCATCCTGAGCCTTCAAAGAAAACCTGACAACGCGTGCTCCATTGGAACGCGGCTGCAGCTCGAAGACGAACTCACCGTCGCTAGCAGCTTTGCCCGGGGCGATCACGTGCATTTGAACTGCTTTTTGTTCTGTTGACATGTGTTGAGGGTCCTTGTGTTTTTCTACGTACCGCAAAACTGAATCACAAAATTGAGATTCAGCCCATCCTACCATGATGTTGCATCGATTGCAAAGCAATTCACGAACTACGTTCGTTTGATGATCATGATCAACCTTGAAGTCAAGTCGACCGGTTCTTTTGTGTTTTCGAAATGGAACTGTACAAATTGCACATGCAAAATTTTGTAACAGCAGCAACACTTCAAGATCACCTGCGTTTGTGCCGTACTTTTTCCAACGAACGCCTTCGTCTCTACATTGAATGCAATACTCTGTGCTAGCACTCTTCGCACTAAACTTGACGTCACAAGCCTTACATCGACGCAAACCATAATTGCGGCTAACAAAACCTATGTGGCTAATTAGCCGATCACTCATGCTGACCATGGTAACCTATACAGGTTCAAATATTCATCACCACAAGTCCCAGCTGCTCAATGAAGGCGCGTTAAATCCCTCATCCCACCAACGCTCGGGATCATGACACATCAAACGCGTCGAGCGGTTCAACGCTCGACGGTGACGGCGGTTTGCGTAGCGCTTGTCTGCACTGTGACCATGTCGACCACAGCAGATGTAACGGAAAACGTGGCTGCAGAACGCTTTGACGGCGGGCAACGTCGCGATCATATTGTAGGCTCCTTTCAACGAACATAAAGCATCGCAACGTCTCCCTTCATGACCGTAACTAGTGGCATCTCAGTCATCGTGATACGCGCACCAGGTGTCTTTGTCGTAGTCCCAATGTCGATTGTCGTAGATGTTGAATTCGAATAACAGACCGAACATCTCAAAGTTGAACTTCAAACCAGCATGATCGCCGCGCGTGGTGAAGCGCCACAAGAAATCGATGCCTTCGCTCTTTCGCATGCGCTGAAAGCCGACCTCAAGACACTTGTGAAACAGCGGTCCTGCGGTGAGATAATAGCTTCCTCTGTCGAGAGTGAGACGCATGGTCTACTCTACACTGTCACTGCAACAACGTCCACCCGTCTCGTACCACGCGAAATCGGGACCGTGTGCTTCGGTCATCGGACGGCACGCGTTTCGAACGCCGAAGACATGACCAGACATCAGACCACTAACGTACGGTTGACCCGTCTCGTTGACGACTGACTCATCAATGTTGCCGATCTGATCGTAGACGCCGAACGGGCTAACGCAAGCAGGCTTCGATCCCGCTGGAACTAGTAAGTTGTCGAGAATTCTCCCGCCCGGAGAGTCCTGCTTGGTCACGTGCATGACATCAACGCCCTTCGGGAACGCATTGTCGGTGTTGCACGATGTGCGGTCGCGGTGGTAACCATCACCATACGGGTACGGCTTCATGTCGGGACCTTCACATGCGAACGTCCACTCGCTTCGAGTGCAGAGACGCTTACCTTCCGTCTCACAACTCTTCTTCATCTGGTGATACGTCACCCATGACTTGGGCTTCTCGCCCTTGACATTTGGGTACTCGTAGACGTCGATACAGAACCGCTTGTGTACCTTGCGACCATGACACGTGGATGGTTTCTTGAAGACGCCACACCTTCCCGTCATGCCGGGTTTGGGCTCTGTCGTCTGATCACCTGTGGAAGTGACCCATTGCAGGCACGCCTGCTGGACATCTGGACAATAGTCTCCGTCGACCATGACCTGTCCCGACGGACACGCGCCTGCATCAATTGCTGCCGTGTGAAGTAGTTCCGTACCTTGCGCTGACGCGAGATTTTCTTGTACCACTTCGTGGGCCGAAAAAGCACACACGATGCATGCAAGAACCAAACCAACGTGTCTGAAACCCATGACTAGTCCTCGTCAGTCTCTTCGGCCTTTGCGCTGAACGCCGCGTTGAGAGCGTCGGTGAACGTTGCGCCGATACCGACCTGCTTCGTGTGCCACATCCACGCTCGATGTTCCTTCTTTCCCTCGGGTTTGGAGACGATGCGTGTGGTGACGCATCCCCACTTAGGATCATGGGCGCACTCGAAAACGTACCCGCGCTCTTCGATTCGAACTGGCTTTCCAGTTCGCCTGACCTCTTCGACGACAGCGTTGTCCGAGTGAAATTCTCCCCACCCTCGAAGCTCGACTTCGATCTTTCCATCACGACCACGAGCGTCGAGTGTGTTCTGTTTGCACCATTGATCGAGCTTACCGTCGACTTCGTGTGTGCCAGTCAGGTACATCGGGTACATACCCTTCTTGCTCTTCTTCGGCTCGTCCCAGTCGATCGATCCGTAGACCTCGTCGTACGGTCGCCCGCCCGCAGCGAAGTCCTCGCCTGCGTGGCGAAGTGCCTCGTTGATATTGGGGTGCTCGCCGTAGCCGCTTAGATCGCCGCGGCGTTCGGAACCCTTGACCTTTTCGACGCGAGCGACCTGCAAACCCCCGCCAGAACGGAAGGTGTGGAGCGCGTAACCACTCAACAGCGCTTTCTCGATTGAGGCGAGCGCCTGTTCGAAAGACATCTGCTTGTGCTTCTTCTTCAAGAGTCCCATCACTTGTCTTCCTTGACGCCGCGAGAAACGGCGTCGATGCGAGCCTTGCGATCATCAGCACTCAAGCTCGTCCACCACTCGTATGTGGTAGGAATCGACTTGTCGACGTCTGCCTCGTCACGGTTCCTGGTGTAGACCGGGAAGCGCATCTTTCCATCGACGGTGAGGCCATCGGTCGTCATCGGATCGGGCTGAGCCTCACACTCGACGATCTTGCCGAGCCAAGCGTCCAGGCCATCGAGCTTGATCTTCGCCCTGAGGAGGTCATTGAAGCCTCCACCTGCGCGGGTGATGACCTTGTTCGGCAGCAGGACGAAGAACCCGCCGAACTTTCCTTGGTTGCGCGTGTTGTCGCGCCCGTCGTACCAGCCGACCACTGAGCCTTCGTAGGTGACGACGGGCTTGAGCTTGCGGATGTTCTTGCTGCGATCCCACTCGTAGTAGGAGTCGAGCGTCTTGAGCATGACGCCTTCGTAACCGTCGTTCATGCACTTGGAGAAGTAGACCTTCAACTCCGCCTCGTCCTTCGCGTTGATGTGAGGCACCTGACGGACGCAGGGTGAAGCGACCGTATCCACGACGCTAGCGACGATGGCTACCCGCTTATCGTACGTTGCTGTGGATTCCTGCTTCGTCCACTCATCGAGGTTCATCGCGTCGAAGATGTTGTAGAAGATGTTGCTGTCGTCCTTCTGTTCCTTCTTCCCGCTCTTCGAGTCGACGCTGCGACCCGACATCATGACCGACGAACTTTCATTCCAGTCAGCTGCCATGCCCTCACCGTCCAAGACGATGTTGTCGAACTTCGCGTTCGTGAGTGCTGCCCTGATTCGCGGCATCGACTCGAGGACCGTGCCGTTGCGAGTGAAGAAGGTGACGACGCCGTCCTTCTTGACTGCGATGAGCCTCAGGCCGTCGAGCTTCGGTTCGACGCGGACAGGGTACTTGACCTTATCGAGGATCTTGATACCCTCACCTCGGGTGAACTCACTCTTGACAGTCGCCGCAAGGGCGACGGAGAAGCTCGTGACGCATCCCGGCCAGACCTTGTTGATGCTCGACTCCTGAAGACCGACGCGGAGGTTCTTCAGGATGATGCGATGGCACCACTTTTGCTCACGCTCCGTCATCTTCGAGAACATGTGCGTCACCAAATCCTTGGCGGCGTTCCCGGTGACCTTACGAGTCGCGAGCTTCTCGGCGAGAATGTCCAAGAACGTTGACATTGTCACGTCCTCGGAGTCGGAATCATCGACCGGCGCCGGCATCTTGAACTTGCTGACGTAATAGACCGTGTACGGATCCTGCGCCGCGATGAAGATGCGCTTCAGCACCTCGTTCTTGCTTGCCGCCTCGAGGATGTCGATGCGGGCGTTCTTGCCAGAGGTGCTCTCGAGCTCCTCGAGAATGTCGATGACTGTTCTTGCCATGGTTCCAGTGTATCACGCGAGCAACAAATGTTGCACTCGTGCCTCAAACAAAATCAGTTGGAACGACGATTGCCATCGTCGTTCCACATGTGCAGTTTCGCATCTCGAGGTCTGGAAAGTCATCGAGACCCGAGTGTTGGATGCCGACGTACGACAGGTTCTCCCACTGCTCTTCAGAGTGGACGGCACCGCAGCCGCACTTCTTGGGCCACGTTTCCTGCTTGAACTCGTCATTTTCGTCGGTGTTCATGGGTTACTCGTCGTCGGTAGCGTCAGATGCATACTGTTGACGGATACGATCGTTGAGGACATCACGGAAATCGCACATCTCTCTGTACGACATTCCTTTGGTGATCTCGCCAACGACGGCGATGTATGCCGCTTTGCAGTCCGCGTCTTCCTGCGCTTGAAGGGCGTCTACCTCGGCCTTGAGCCGCGCAATTTCCTTTCGCCTATCTTCACCCGCGTGCTTCGTGTCTCCCATGATCATGCACCCTTGTCGGTAACGCGAAGCTTCGAAAGCACTTCGGTGAGAAAATTGACGTCAGCTCGTGAGAGCGTCGTCCTGATAGCCTCGTAGTCGTCGTTCATCTGAACGATCTCGACCTGACCTGAGTTCTGGTTGACGTACACCTGAAGCGTCGTCGGACCGCCGTTGCAGTCGTCGGTCGAGATGACCTCTTCCCACGGTGCTCTGAAGAGATCAAGATTGATTACTTCACCCATTGTACGTCTCCAATGCTCCTACGATTTGTACGAGCAGCAATTCGTCCCGACTAATGTTAGCCTCGAGCTGAGCTATCGTCTTCAAGTCAATTTCGTGTTGCTTCGCATGTTGCTTGCTCCAGCGCTTCTTCTTGAGCGTCGAGAGCTTTTCACTGTCTGCGATGAGGTGGCTATCCAATGAGGCGCGCGAATTTATGAGCAGCCCGCGGTGGGCATCGTTGTCAGGCTGCACGACCTGTGAACAGGTTGGGCATTTCAACGCAAGGCTCATATTCGGATGGTACTCCTCGGTCTAGGCGCCTTACACAGGCTCAGCAAGGCTTGATGTGACGAAGATCGTGAAGGATGCAACGTCCCTGAGGAGTGACGAAAGTGTGCTTCAACACTTGAAAGTCGAGGAGCTTACCCGAGATACGCTTGCGCTCTGTTCCCCTGACTGTTCCGGTGTACATCAACAGTGACCCACGCGGTATGGGACACATGCCTGGCTCACCACGATACTGCATCAGTGGTGCAAAAGGATACACGCCGCGATCTGTCGCCAATTGCAGATCACACGTCGCCATCACCGGCGCGCCGATCACGAGCCAGTCGATAAATTCCGCCGGAACTTCCTTCGGCGCCTTGTACCTCGAAGGCACGTGTTCTCGCGCCGTTCCTCTGGGACCCATCAGCGGGTCTTTCCACTCGATCATCGCACTTCCTCGCGCAGGCTGCTTCGGCTTCTTGAATCCCCACATGGTTCCATCGTACATTCGAGGGTGGCTAGCTTACACACAAAGAAAGGGCCGGAACCCACGGGATCACCGCTCGGTCCGGCCCAAGTTACTGGCGGCTTTGGTGGGCTCCGCTGTCACGTTCTATAAGCGTTATCCCGCATGCCGTGCACTAACCGCCACCCGGGTATGTTTGTTTTTGAAGGGATCTACGGTGCACGATCCCCCGTTCAAATGGGCATTATGTGTCGTCCTGATTCTTGATTGATTCCGGTGTGGGGTTTTCGAACTTCGTGATGAGGGGCTCGATGACCTGCTCCCAGAGCAGGTTGAAGACGAGCTTCTTGCGCTCCGTGCGCTCGGCCCTGCTGGGCACGTGCTTTCCGACGCCGAGCTTACGCTTCGCAGCGTCTTCCCGTGCGTCCTTCGACTTGCCGTTGCCGACCTGAGCACGCATCGCCTTACGCCACAGCTTTCTGAACTTGCGCTTGAGCGTACGTGCCTCTTCGGCACTCAGTTGCTGCAGAGCCCGACGCATGTCGAGGTCTGTCTTTTCCATGGGCAGGATGCCGCACTGGAACATGACGGATTGGATGATGGCGCGATCCACCGCACGCAGAACTTCTCTCGGCCTTGAAGGCTTCTTCGTCGCCATACATCCTCCGTTGACATCCTACAGTACGTAGGCGTTCGTGATCACTTCTCTAGAGTCGCGTTGCTTTGAACTCATATGTGGAACGACAAGGGTTCAACCCTGGCACTGTGAGACTCATCGTCACAATCCCTGAACCTTTTGAACCATCAGACGCCCAGGTGACTTTTCCGGTTTCCTGCTGCGTAAACGTTTTCGAACCGTCTCCGTATGGTCCTGTACACGTGGCATCAAGATACACCACGCAACCTTCGTATCTAGCACCCGATCCGTTCGTGCAAGAACCGCTGTTCAACTCTCCACTTTCTGGGATGACGACAGTTTCAGCCTGAAGTGGTCCGCAGTTGCCATTCAACTCGTTGTAGGTGAACGTGTAGGCAGCGCCTGCTGTTACACATGCGTTCTTTTCGAAAGTCTTTGCGGGTTCTGGGCTCGAAGAACAACCGACAATAGACACGAGTGCGAGAAGAGATGCGATAATTTTCTTTACTTTGAATTCCTTTTGATGTAACGACCGATGACTTGTTTGACTTGGGCGTACGAGATCTTCAACTCGTTTGCAATCTCACGTCTAGACTTTCCAGTAACAAACATGTCGATGATGGGTTGGTTGCGAATGAGAGCGTTCTTCTGAAGCGTCCTGCCGTTCGAAGCGTATTGGTGTTCTGGGCCGACGGGAAGATCAGGTTCGTGGAGCTTCTTCCACCTGAGCAGGATCTTGACGACTCGTGGTTCACCGAGGCTGAATTCGACCGCTAGTTCTTTGCGTGATTTTCCTGCCTTGAATCCTTCGACGACAGGACGGTGCATTTCGTCAGTCTTGCGAGTTCGAGCCACGAGAGGCTTGCCGCGTTTTGACGCCGCGATCTTTTCACATGAAATCGCAGATAGCTTCGTCAAACCTTTCGTATTTCCACCCGTCGTTCGATTGTAGCCGAATCCGTTGTCCACAAGCGTGTTAAGCGCTTCAATCCAAAACGTTTCTCGAGCGTCGACATTACATGCCAACACATTCTCTTCGAGAACTTTTCCTACGAACGCATCTTTGCCGTATTTCCTGATCGCACCCGCAAAAGCTGCATTTCTGTTTCCTTGAATTGCGTCGTAACAATGCTTGTACCATCGCTTTGCTAGCGTTCCAAGCGTTTGCCCGACGTACTTCTTATTGTTCACTGTGTTAGTGAACACATAGATGATGAAGTTCCGTTCAGCAGGAATCATGTTGATACCTATCATCTGAACGGAACTTTTACCTTCACATCACTTCTTCGGAGAAGGCGCTTTGAAAATGCCTGGGA